CTAGCACATAGTGTACAGTTGTTCAATCTGCACCCCATCCGCTAGAACAATCGCCCCGTTCCGGGTCGGTTGATAGTGTACAGGGTTTCTAGTGAACAGGGCAAAGCGAGAATCCGAAACTGGCAATCGTGCCGTGATATACGGACCAAGGTTGTCCGCGTATGTTTGACACTGAAGACGCTAGCGTTACATTCCAGGAATGATTGCCGTGGCCTCACCAGACAAAGAATGGATGACAGTGCTGGAGACGGCAGCGGCCGCAGGCTGCACTGAGGGCTGGGTTCGCCTTTTGCTTGGGGACGGCAGGCTGAAGGGCTGGAAAGCCGGTGCCAGGGCGTGGCTGATCCACAGAACCGATGTCGAGGCGTTGAAACGCACCCTGACCATCCGGTCTGTCGGGCGCAGGGACGCCAAGAAAGCCACCCCAAAACCACGCAAACCCCGCAAGAAATAGCGGTGTTGCGAGTTCCTGAAAAAAATCCACTCAAGCCCCTTGCATCGTACTAACGATAACGCTAGTATGGGGTCGAGCGAGCACGGTTGCTCGCGGACCTCGAGCAGAAAGACAAAACGATGAGCTCTAGCAAGTACCTTCGCCAGCAGATCGACGGCATGGCTTCCGGCGAGTGCCGCTACATCGGCCGCGAAGACGTTCACGTTTACTGCCGCAACCCGCTAGTGAGCATCACAGGCATTGACGGTCGGGAACGATGGGAGCGGCAGCCAGGGGCGGCTCGCTACAGCGTCGCGTGCCCGGCAGCTGGCCTTCGGTACGGCACTTGGGTGACGGCCTGCGAGGCCGCAAGCACCGTCAGTGGCATCCTGCATGGCTTTGCCGTCACGGTTAACGCTGCCTGAAAACACGACTCGCCTGCCGGCCACGGTGCCAGCGGGCCAAAGGATTCTCTCGGCCAAGGAGGGCCAAGCGATGCGACGACACCTAGATCGGCTGATCCAAGCCCTCGTCTTCGTACGCCTTGGCCAGCAACTTGGCACCGACTCGGATCTCGCCCAGGCGGTTGCTCACGGCATTGATCTCGTTGTTTCCACGCTTTCACGATTTCTTGGTTGACAGAACTAACGCAGTCGTTATCGTCCTCGCCAGAACTAACGCAGACGTTAGAGGCACACTGAATCGCAACACTAGAAACTCCGTCCACTGTCTTGACCACCAAATGGACGGGCGTACACTACGCCCCCAACACGAAGGAGCTGACCCACATGGCACATGAAAACGAATATCGCGGAGCAGTTGAGGGCATGCAGGAGACCTACGGAACTGGCTGGCGTGACACGCAGAACACGCTGCCAGCCGTCGGCGACTTCGTCTCTGGCATCACGAAGGGGAAGCACTGGAGCGGCCACGTCGAGTGGTTCAGCGACGACCACGCCACCGTCGTGGTCAACGTGGACCACGCATGGCTACGGGTGCCGGTCGCAGACATCACGCACTGAACAGGACCGGCTAGCGGTGGAGCCGCTGGCCGGAAGGAGAGCCGTTGGAGACGGCACGGCAGGGAAGCATTCATCCGCCCGCCAGCAGGACGCGAAACGGGCTTTTTCATCAGTAGCACCAGTAGCAAAGGACGCAACATGGGATTCAAGAAAGCGACAAAGGCACAGGCAAACCTCCACGCGGCGATTCACGGGCCGAGCGGAGCCGGCAAGACGTTCACCAGCCTCCGAGTTGGCACGGGCCTTGCCGGCGGCAGGCCGATCGCAGTGATCGACACCGAGCGAGGCTCGGCCAGCAAGTACGCCGACCGGTTCTCGTTCGATGTGCTTGAGCTCGAGGACCAGTCGATCGACGGCTACGTGGCCGCAATCAGCGAGGCTGCCAAGGCTGGGTATGCGGTGCTCATCATCGACAGCCTGTCTCACGGCTGGCAGACGCTCCTTGAGGAGGTCGAGAAGCTGGCCAAGGCCAAGTACAGGGGCAACACGTGGAGCGCGTGGAGCGAGGGCACGCCGCACCAGCGGCGGCTCGTCCAGGCGATCCTCAACTACCCCGGGCACGTCATCGCCACCATGCGGTCGAAGACTGAGTGGACGACGGTGGACAACAACGGCAAGAAGACACCGCAGCGTGTCGGTCTGGCCCCCGAGCAGGGCAAGGGCATTGAGTACGAGTTCGACCTGTTGGTCGAGATCTCGACCGAGCATATCGCCAACGTGATCAAGGACCGGACGGGCAAGTTCCAGGACAAGCTGATCGACAAGCCTGGTGAAGACTTCGGCCGGCAGCTTGCTGCTTGGCTATCGGACGGGCTCCCGTCCCCTGTGGCTCCGGCGCCGGAGCCTGCAAGAACTGCCGACGCTACCGGCGGTACAGGGGGCGGCCAGCCTGTCGAGGTTCCGCTCGGAATCAAGATTGCCGAGCACATCGCACAGGCAACGTCCGTGCGGACGCTCGGAAAGATTGCTGACCGGATGGAGGTGCTTGTCTCGGAAGGCCAGCTGGCACCAGAGGCTGCCGAGCAGCTCACGGCTCTTCTCAACATGAGGCACCAACAGATCGAGCCGGAGGTGGCCGCCGATGCCGTGGCATGACTCGTGGACTTCGATGAAACGGAAGAAACAGGAACCCCAAAAGGAACAGCCAATGGAATGGGACGTTTTTAGTGACGACGAGACGCAGGTGGTGGCCGCGACGGCCGGCGAGAAGATCGACCTGCCAGAGGGCGTGCATGAGCTCAAGATCGTGACGACCGCCGACAGCGAGGCCGAGGCGTACCTCGAGCTGGCCCACGATGACCGCCGCTACTGGTGGGCCAAGGTCCGAGCCAAGAAGGGGCAGGGCTGGGCCAAGGCCCTCGTCAGGTCGCTGGCCGAGTCGCTCGGCATGACGGCCGCAGAGTGGAAGGCCACGCCGCTCGACGATCTCACCGGCCGGCGGGTGCTGGCTGAGATCTACCACAAGGTCGACAAGAACGGCCGGCAGTGGGTGAACGTCGGAAAGTTTCTGCCCATTCAACCGCTTGAGCAGGAAGCCACCGCGAAGCGACCGGCACGGACGCCAGCCGCCAAGGTCAAGGCATCTTCCCCGGCCATCGGGTCGGACGACATCCCCTTCTGAAAGGAATCACATGGCGAAGTTTGTACGCGATTTCGAGACGGTCGAGGAGGCCAAGGCCCGGTTGGCCCGCGAGGACCAGGCGGAGCCGCTGATGGTCGAGACGGATCTCGGCAAGGTGCTTGAGGAGCCAGCCCGGCCACCGCTGGTGATCAAGCCGGGACGCATGAACGCGAGCCGCGCTTTCAGGGCGGGCCGCGAGGACGAGTACAGCGACCGCATGAAAAGCAAGTTTGGTGGCGAGTGGTGATTGGGCACGTTGCCCTGGTTCGATTGTTCCACGGAGGGATCTGATATGTCCGCAAGATTTATGGTGATGATGACGCTGGCCCTGCTTATGGGCGCTGCCACGGCCCAAGCCGAGCAGGTGTTCACGGTGACGACGATTGTGTCGGCGCAGGATGCGGCCGACGACATGGCGAGGACCGGAATCCTGCGTCACTGCGGCCGGGCTGGTGGCCGGCGCGAGGGGATCGGGTTCAGTTCGGCTGGCCCTGACCAAGCGTTTCGCAACTGCTGCTACTACCAGGACGCCCAGCGAGGCCGCTACCGGATCGTGGAGCGTGGCGTGGCCCGTGGCCCGCGCGGCTGGTACGCGGTGATCCGCTACGAGTGATCCATCGACCGGCCCGCCCTGGTCGTCGTGGCGTTTGCATCCGCCACATGGGTCGTTTCGCGGGAGTATCGAACAGACCACCGCAGCTCGGGCTGGGAAGCCTTCCCCGGTGACCGAGCCGCCTGCCCCACGACACGGGGCCAATACACGAAAGGGATCACATGCCAGGACGACCGCCAGTGCCAGTTGATCGCGTGAAGCAGCTGCTCGCCGAGGGCGTGAAGCAGTCGGCAATCGCGGAGCGGCTCGGGGTGTCTAAGTCGGTCGTGAACTGCATTGCACACGGCACCTACTTGGAGCCACGAAAATGATCAGACCCCACTACATCACGCCACCGATCGAAGAGGGGCTGCCGCTCTTCGGCGCAGCCAGGTCGTCAGACCCGGCGACGAGTCACGCGGCGGCAGCACAGGCCGGCGGGCTGGCGACACGGCACCAGCGGCAAATCCTCGCGGCACTGCTCGACGGCCCAGCTGGGGCCAGCGGCATCGCGGCACGGTGCGGGCTGCTGCCGCACCAGATCGGCAAGCGGATCGCCGAGCTGGCCAAGGCCGGCTGGATCGTCGAGACGGGCAGGACGGTGACGAGCTCGAGCGGTAGGGGCGAGAGGGAATGGCAAATCAGAAACACAAGGAGCTAATCGCTGCAAGGCCCGGCGGGGCTGGGCGCGGCTAGGCAAGGCCGGGCACGGCAAGGCTAGGCTTGGCGCGGCCTGGCGAGGCGGTGCGAGGCATGGCAGGGCATGGCATGGCGGGGCACGGCATGGCAGGGCAAGGCAAGGCGAGGCAAGGCATGGGTTTTGTTTACATCATCGGCGAGAGCATTGATGGCCCAGTGAAGATTGGGCACTCGCGCAGTCCATCACAACGAAAGGATCACTTACAGATTGGCAACGCAAACACTCTTCACGTATTTGCGCGGATTGAGTGCGATGACCAAGAGAGGCTAGAGAGCAGACTTCATCTGCATTTTGCGTCTCGTCACGTTCGTGGCGAGTGGTTCAGTGTTTCAGTAAAGGAGGCCGCAAAAGCGGCAACAGATTATGGCTACAGCAACGTCGGCGGCGATTTCGATTGCGTGCAAACTCATCGGGGTTCGTCCTTTGATGTTCGACCGATACGCGGGGGACAACAGCACCCAGTTGCCTGTCTACGAAAAGATGTACCTCGACTCGGAACGGCGTTTGACTCTTCCCGCCGTCAACCTCTTCTCGATGCTGTGCGCCGAAAACACGAAGAGCGTCTGCCGACAGTTTTTCGGGAAGAACGGCAAGACGATCGGCTTGGGAATGGCGAGCTACGTGACGATCAACCCGTTTGAGATTCCGATTCTTGACGACGACGGTCCAATCGTATTCAAGGGATTCAACGAACAGGTGTACGAGCACAAAACGGTCGCTCGCGTGAAGGGCGGCATCCCAAATCCCAAGCACCGGCCTGTCGTGGCAACTCCGTGGAACCTTCAGTTCACGATGCAGTACATCGAGAACAAATACTGCTCGCTGGAGAACCTTCGGCAAGCACTGACGATGGGCGGGATGCTCGGAGTTGGGACGTTCCGCCCGTTCTTTGGTCGCTACGAGGTGGAGCAGTTCAAGATTGATTTGTGACTTAGTTTGCGGCATGGCGGGGCTAGGCTCGGCGAGGCCGGGCTAGGCCAGGCACGGCGAGGCACGGCACGGCGCGGAGCGGCGGGGCTGGGCTAGGCATGGCGAGGCACGGCGTGGCGCGGCTTGGCGTGGCGTGGCGAGGCAATGCGAGGTAAGGCAATGAAACCACCATCGTTTAGGAACGGGGGCCGATCAACGCGGCCGTGGTGGGATGCGGCTGGGCGCGGTGTGGCCGGGCCAGGCCTGGCACGGCGTGGCGGGGCCAGGCGGGGCACGGCGTGGCTCGGCGAGGCGCGGCATGGCCTGGCGAGGCATGGCAAGGCAAGGCAAGGGTTTCTTTAAGGAGATCACCGATGGCAGGTGAGTGGTTCCCGATCGACTGCTGCATCCCAGAGAAGCCCGAGACGCTCGAGCTCGTGGACCGCACGGGCCTGGGCGTTGACCAGGTCGTGGGCCGTCTGGTGCTTCTCTGGCGGTGGGCCTGTTTGAACAGCTCCGATGGCACGGCCCGGATCTCGGTTCGGCTGCTGTGCAGGATCTGCGGCGGTGACGAGGCGTTCTGGCAGGAGGTCGAGAAAGTGGGCTGGCTGGTGATCGATGCTGACAACGGGACCGTTGCTATTCCAGGGTGGGATCGCCGGTTCTCTAAGTCCGCTAAATCACGGGCTTTACATGCAGTCAGGGCAGATGGTGCGCGTCAGCGCACTACCCCGTGCGCTGCGGCGCACTCACCACCGGCGCGTGGCGCACCAGAAGAGATAGAGGAGATAAGAGGAGATAGAAATTCTTCTTCTTCCCCCAGGCGAGCTGCGCAAGGACCGGAGCAGCCGGCAGGCTGGGAGACGCTGCGGAAGGCTTGGGCTGCTGGCACAGGCCGCCCGTGGAAGCTGCCCAACGCCCCGGACAAGGTCGCAGACCGCCTGGCCGAGGAGGGCTGGTTTGAGAAGGCCCTCGCAGCCATTGAGGCCCTGCCACGGTGCAAATACTTCCGCGACCCCGTGACGCTGCCGCAGCTGCTGGCTCCGGGATTCGTCGACAAGGTGTTGGGCGGCCAGTTCGACAACCCACGGGAGCAGCGGCCTGCGGGCGCCTACCGCGGCCCGGACGACAAGCCACCGGCCGAGGGATTCAAGGGCAAGGACGCCGACGACTTTGAGTACACGAGACGCAAGATGGTTGACCAACTACGACAGGAGGTATCCACATGACCACGGCCGAGAAGGCCCCGCTGACTGCGAGGCAGAAAGAGGCGTACGAGTTCATCAGGGCCAACATGGAGCTCTACTCGCCCACTGTGCGCGAGATCGCCAGGGCGATGTCGATCAAGAGCCCAAATGGGGTGGTCGTCCACCTCGAGGCCCTGGAGAAGAAGGGCTGGATCACCCGCAAGCCCAACGCCACCCGAGGGATTGAGGTGACTCCATGACGGTAGAGCAGTTGGTGTGCATCACGGTCGGATTCGTGGTGCAGGGTGCGACGTTCGTTCTGGGCATTCTGGTCGGAATCTCGATGAGAAAGGATTCACATCGTGAAGAAAGAGAAGGAGCCGGAGGCTCCGAGCAGGTGGGACGAAAGCTGTAGCAGGAACTCCCTGCGGCCTTCGCCGTGGGTGCGGCGACGGATCAGGGAACTGGGACTGAGTGGCAAGTTGGTGAAGCACTGGGTGCCACCGGCTGTGAAGCTGCTCGTGCGGTGAATGGCGAGAAGGGACGGAGGATCGTGATGGCTGAGGAAATCGAGCGACTGCGGAACGGTGCAGTGACGGGCTGCGAAACGGTGTGCCCGCACGTTCGCGGCACGGTCACGCAGTATTGCAGCCTCAACTTCACGCTCTCCGGCGAGGAGCGGGATGCACTAGAGTTTGTCGTAGAAACAGGTCGCGTTGCCACTCATGATGAAACAACGCTCCGCAATTTACTTGAAAGAACAAAATGACTGACCGTGACTACTTCGCCGCCGCTGCGCTAACTCGCGGGATGGGCGTTCTCGGCTACGAACAAATTGCAAAAACGTGTTACGAAATGGCCGACGCCATGCTCCGCGAGCGGGAGCAAACGAATCATGACGCTGCGCCGGAAGCGAGGGCCTATCCATCTGAATCCTCCGTTCCACGGGGGAATGGGGGCGGATGCGGCGGGACTGATAACCCCGTGACGCTACCCGCTATGGGCACCGGCGACATTCCAGTTTCCAGAACGCGAGGACGGGTAGGCACGATACTATCCGAGGCCGAAATTGACGCTCTGGAATACGTCGTCGAGGAGGGACGCATCGCCGGTATGGACGATTACGGCATCCTGCGGTCGCTGCTCGTGAGGGTGCGGCCGGAATGGGAGAGCCAATCGTATGAGAAAAACGACGAAAAACGCACGAACGCTGCTATGAATCGGGACGCTACACCGAGCGAGGGTAGTGTGCAGGGCGAGGGTGCGCTCACTGACGCGGAGCGAGAGGCGATTTCATTTTTTGCTACGTTACGCGGCGGCGACTTTGATTCCTGCCTACCGCGCGCCGCCACCCTCCGAGAACTGCTGGAGAGACTGAAGTGAAAACAAAGCCCGTAGCATGGCGTGTAACAAGCGACGGTCAGTCGGACATCTACGAAACCAAATTAGAAGCGATGTTTTGGGGCGATTTCAAAGCTGGCTACAATACCACGCCTGTTCTGGTGAGTCCGCTGTTCGCCGGAGATTCAAAAGAGTTCGCGCCTCAAGGCGCGAAACGACGGAAGCCAGTAAAAGTGTGGATCAGAAAGGTCATGTGGTAGGAGGAATTATGAGACTTCAACACGCTGGTTCATGCGATGAATGCGGAACCGACACGGGTCCGTTCGTCCACTTCGGAGGTGGAACGATGGCGTCCGAGGATTGCGTGATTTGCATGCCGTGCATCTACGCTGCATACAGGTCTACGCACTTGCTGACGATGGTGAATGGGCCGATGGCAGGAATGCGAATGGACGCATCTACGGAGAAGATGAAGCCATTCGTAGACACAAATGGGCGAGTGTATTGGTACGAACTCTCCGACTGGAGTAGGGAAGGCGAAAACACTCCCCACTGCGTGTGGCTGTTTCGCGGCGAGACTGACTCCGAGTCAAAACCACCAGATGTGAAGAGATGAGCAAACCCATCGCCTACGCTGCCGTCGCCGCTGATGGCAGCGAAAGCTCTGCGGTCTACATGCTGCGAGAACAGGCAGACGAAGCCGCTAGAGAGTGGGGCTGGATGGTCGTCCCGCTCTATGCGCTCCCAGTGCTGAGGGCTGAAGACGAGATCGCAATTGAAGCAGCATGGGAACGCACGGGGCTGACGCCAACGTGGCCCGCAGACGAGGCTGGTTGCGGCGTGAAATATGCCAATGCGATGGCGGATGAGATTATGCGGCTCCGCTCGCCCACGCTCACCGCCGAGGAGCGGGAGGCGATCTATCGCGCTGAGGCTCGGCTGCGGACGGCGTATGTGCCGGATCACGAGACAGCCGCCACACTCCGCTCGCTGCTGGCCCGTCTCGCTTGACAAGTGGGCGACTATGGCGGCATGTCAATCGCGTTTTCCGTTGACGGCGAGCCGGTCCCGCAGCCTCGGGCAAAGATCACGACCCGTGGCAAGTTCGCGCACGCCTACGTTGAGGCACGGCACCCGATCCACGCCTACCGCAAGGCCCTACAGCTGGCAGCCGTTGACGCTGGCCTCCGTGCCTGTACGGGAACGGTGGAGGTGGTGATCGACGCCGTGTTCGTGCGGCCAAGGTCGCACCTGAACAAAAAGGGGCTCAAGCCCACCGCACCGCCCGCCCCGCTGCCGGACGTGGACAACGTGGCCAAGGCGGTTCTGGATGCCATCGGCCCAATCATCGGCAACGACAAGCAGGTGAAGCGGTTGGTGATCGAAAAGCGGTACGGCACGGAGGCACGGACGACCGTGCGTGTAACGTGAGCGTGGCACTCGTAACGAGCGTGTCGGCGAACATTGCCGATCTGGCGGCGCTGACCGTTCCGAACAAGCTGGAATATTGCCTGCGGCACGGGTACTCGCTGATCTGCGACAACCAGCCGTACGACCAGGCGGTGGCCAGAGTCGACCTGCTGTGCCACTACCTCGACAGGTTCGACATGCTGTGGACGCTCGACTGCGATGCCGTCATCACAGACATGCGGCAGCCTATCCACGAGCTCGCGTGCATCGGGCCGCACGTCACGGTGTGCGAGGAAGGAATCGTGTCGTGGAACCGCTTGAACTGCGGCAGCATGGTATGGCGAGACACGACCAAGGCACGCGCTCTGCTGCAGACGATTTCCGAAGAGCGTAACCGGTGGGTGGGCCTGCGGTGTGGGTGGCAAACCCTACTCGGCGAGCTCGCTTCGGTTGGCGTGGACGTACTGACCGTGGCACCGCTCCGGGCCTTCAACTCGTGCGTGTGGAACCGGCCGGCGAACGCGAGGGACGAAGTCGGTGGCCACTGGCAGCAGGGCGACTTCGTGTACCACCCGTGCGGCGTCTTTCCGATGGAGGAGCGAACCGAGTGGCTGAAAAGCATTCTGACGCAGGTGAAACGGTGAAAATCCCTGAGCACCTTGTGCGGCCCACCGAGCCCTTCCGGTCATCGTTCGACGAACAGGTCGTCCTTGGGGCCGTCGAGCTCGCCGAAAGCCGGATCGCCATTGTCGGGCTGGCCCGCAACTGCGCGCCGCAGCTGGCAGCCAACCTCGAGCTTGCGGCCCGGCTGGGTGACGCTTGCGGCGAGTGGCAGCTGCACGTCGAGACGAACGACAACGAGGACGCCACCGACCAGGTGCTCGCCGACTTCTGCCGCCAGCACAGCCAGGCGACATTCACAAGCCAGCGGCTCAACCGGCAGCATTTCACCACGGAGTTTGCTGGCCGGCGGACTGAGGCCCTGGCCGAGTACCGCACAGCGTGCCAGCGTTGGGTGCGTGAGTGTGCGGCCGAGGCCGACTACGTCGTGGTGATTGACTTGGACGCATGGGGCGGCTGGCTACCCGAGGGCGTGCTGAACGGCTTTGGGTGGCTTCGAGAAATGCCAGAAGCCTACGGCATGGCCAGCGTGTCGCTCCTGCAGCATCCGGCATACGAGACAAACGCTGCCGGCGAGGCGCGGGCGGTTGCAGCGTGGCTGCACTACGACTGCTGGGCACTCAGGCTGAATTCGTACTGGGACGACTACACCAACGGCCTCGGCGGGTGGAAGCACCAGTGGCTGCCGCCGGTCGGGTCGCCTCCTGTGCCGGTGTGTAGCGCGATGGGCGGGCTGACGATCTACCGGACAGCCGCATATCTGGCCGGCAAGTACGACGGAGCGGACTGCGAGCACGTCACGTTTCACGAGAGCATTGCCGCTGCGACGGGGCAGCGATTGTACCTCAACCCGTCTCAACGGTGCTTGATGAGGTGGCTGGATGGCGGGCAACACGGCAAGGATTGATCTGAACCTCCTTCGCATCCAGTGGGACTCTCACTCGGCTATGGTCGCGATCTGCACCCACTGGACGATCACGAAGGACCAGCTGATCAGGCTCAAGGGCGTGGTGCCGCTGGCTCCTCGCCACGACCGTCGCTTTCGCTTCAAGCCCAAGCGGTCGGAGTGCCGCGACCCGACGCCGAGCGAGATCCGAGCGGCCACCAAGCGTATCCGCGATTCCTGGGACGACGCGACCGAGCA